ATTTGAGCTGTTCATTAGCATCGCCATACCAGACGATGTTTTTGTGATATGCGGAGCCGCCTCTCCCTGGGCAATCAAAGGAAGGTTTGTCTCTTCGTCAGCAAGCTGGCGAGCCATAGAGAATATGTTGCCTAGTTCAACCTGATGACTTGGCGTAGAAAAGGACGCAAACGCTTCGCCTACTGATCTAGTTTTGTCACGCAAATACCAAACTTTCTTCGGCGTCATCTCCCAGCTACCGTCTGCCGGAGACAGAAGCTCTTTATTTATAACAAGCTGGTCCGCAACAGAAAGACCAGCGTTATCCATCATCATTCGCCAGGATGCGTTAATAACCCGCTGCGGGTTACGCATTAGGTAGGGAACGCCAAATCCAAAAATGGAAGACTCATCCTTCTCCCAGTTAAAGACCGCAAAGGGGCGGTCATTAGAATCCATTGGGTTAATGGCAACCTTGATAACCTTGTCACCAGAAAAGAAAACGACTGCCTCTACTTCATCATCTAGCTCGTCAATTTCTGTCTCGTCTAGCGAGCCCTCTTCCTGCATATACAGTGCATCAACAAGCTCTGACTTTGAGATAGGGCCGTGATACTCCCATATCTCATACTTATTACCTTCGCCAACAGTATTGATCCCAGTAATGTTTCTGATGTCGTCGATAAAATCTCTGGCAATGTGCGTCGATTTTGCTTCGCCTCGAACAAGCTCTCTTATCTGCTCAACCAGAACGCCAGGGAGCTTGGACATTTCCCGAAGCTGCTTTTTCGACATTCGACGCCGCTCAAAAATAAACTCAGCCTCGTCAACAGTCCTTGCCGACATATCAGGGAAAAAATCCCAGCAGTCCACTCTTTCAACAGTAGGCTCTAGGGCTTCAACAACTTGCAAGACGCTCATGCCATCAGGCATTACATCCCAACGCTTTTTTGTTCTGCCGATGATAATCGGACCTTTGACTACAGCAGTTCCTAGCTGGCAAGCATCGTGGATTACGTCACGCGCTTTAATCTGGTAGCGAGACTCAACTAGCTGATCGTCGATTTCATTTTGCATCATTTCCGCAGCTTTGTTTGCAATAGCAACCTGTTCCCGCGCATACAAAGCAGGATCTTGGTCGCTTTGCGGCACCTGCTCAGACATCGCCTCAATTTCAGGTACTGGCGTTGGGTTGATTGCAAAGTTGCGGTCATCCGTTGGGAACAGCATATCTTGCAGCCTTGCTTCGGCTGCATTGGTTTTGTTGCGCGTAATGTTTACAAAAACCTCAGAGCCTCTTGCCTTGGCAAGCTTCGCCGCTTCGTCAGCAGAGTATTCCCCGTGATACTGGCGCAAATCTTCAAGCCAGCGCTGCTCAATCTGGCTTTTTTTGGCTACCTGCTCTGTGCATAGCTTGCTAAGCCTAGAGGCAAAGATACTAAGACGCTCGGCTATTTGAAGTTCAAGCTCTTCTTGTGAACCCGCGCCTTCAGCGTTGTAGCTCATATCATCCATAGGGTTTCCCTTTAATACCCCGCAACCTTGTCAACAACAGAAACAGACTGCGGCATTTCGAAATCGTCAATCGTAAGCGGCTCTGCAAACGTCAGCGCCAAGGCATCAGCGCAGTCGGTCGATCTAAGACCACGCTTCTTAATATCGTCTTTACTTTCCAGTTTTCTACGCTGGTTTGAATCGTACTTGTATTGCGGTGCAATCAAGTCTGTATGCAAATCATCCCTATCGGGGATCATTACCGGCCTGTCGCCATCTAACCAATCTCGCATTTCCCACCACATTTCCGCTCTGCGGTTAATGAAGCGTTTTGGGTCGAGCGCCGCACTCCCGAAGTTAATTCCAACAACCACATTCCCGTGGCCAAGCTCTTCGAGGCGATCAACAACGCCAGCGCCCAGGCCACCAACATCAATGGCAACCTGATCAGGCTTCTCATCTTTAATGATGGTGTGGACAATGCCAGCAACTTCCATAGTTGATAGTTTTTCGAAAACTTCTAAGTCGTACACTGAGCGACCTTTGCGGCGAACAATGGCAGTTCTGTCATCTCCATATCTCGCCGGATCAACCCCGACTATCAACGGGCCAATTGCAAGCACTTTGTTTTGTCTTGCCTGTACTACCATTTCTGGGCGTATCAAACTTTGACCGCCGGAGACCTGAAAAGCCTCTTGGGCAGTCATCGGATATTCCTGTCGGAAAGCGACTAATCCATCGGTTCCATCGGCAGAAAGCTCTGCGATTTTCGACCTTCTGAAAGCAAGCTGCTCATCATCAATGCCATACAGCTCTACCAGCTTCTGCTCTTCAGCAGTTCTTTTTAGTCCAAGGCCAAACTTGCGGTACTCATCCTGCCAGTACCAAGGCACGAATATTGCCTGAAAACCACCCTCACCAGCCTCAGCTTTTATCCATTGCTGGTAAAAATAATTGCCGACTCCGTTGGCGGTGGACTCCAGAATAATCTCTGTGTCCTCTTCATCGGGCACTGCCTGCAAAATGCCTTTTGCGTGTTCTGCCGCGTTAGGCCAGTACGCAACTTCAGACCCGTGAAAATACTGGATCGTTGATCCTCGCCCTACCGACTTGTTGCCTGCTGTTCCTACTTTGTATCCAGAGTCCAGCTCATCAAAGGCCAGCTCTTTTGCGTTAGATGCGCCAGTAGAAGGCTTTACAAACTGAGGCGCCTCTTTGTGGTAGCGCTCCACCATCTCAAAGAGTGATGCTGTAGAGTCTGCTTCATGCGTTAAAATAAACGCCCTGACACCAACCCTATGCGTTACCTTCCAGTAGTACCGAGCCTCTGTGTAGGTCGATACACCTTGCTGTCTGCCTTTAAGGACAATCGCCCTTACCCTTCCAGTTTTTTCTTTCTGTTCCTGTATACAGGCGTGTATATACTTTTGCGCCTTATTCATCTCAAACGTCTTTACTTCACCAGACTTGGATCTAATGTAAAGACAGTTTCTAGCGTAAAAGTCGAAGTCTTCTTTTAACCGAAGTCGGGTTATTTCAAGCTCTTTAGCCATTCTTCGTGCGACAATTCCGTAACTGCCGCCTTGACTTCGGTTGTAGAAAGACGGGAATGAATGTAGGGCGCGGCGGCTTTAGCGGCCTCAATCCTATCTTTCTTTTCTTCAGTTGGATTCTGATAGATGGATGCTAGGTACTCCAATGGAGACAGCTTGCCATCTGATGTAACTTTTTCTATCTGAGCCTTTGACGCTTTGCTATAAGACCCTTTTGGCCTGCCTCGTCTTTTTGGCGGTACTTTTGCTTTCTCGTCTTCAGTCATCATAAGAGCCTTAACTGGTTATCCAGCACAAGGTCTGTCTTCTGGTTAATGCGATCTATATTGTTTGGTAGCGCTTCTGTGCTGGAAAGTATTGTCTCTAGCATCTGCTTAACCTGGGCATCGTCATAATTTGACAGCTTGCCAACAAGCGATCGAACAGCAGAAAGCTCTTGTTTAGTTGCAATTGCTGATAGGTCTGGCGCAGGAATGCTGCCAATGTCCTCTTTGACATCAGCAATAGACTCAGCAATAAAAGTAAGCTCGTCCTGCAATTCTTGCATCTGCGTCCTAATCGACGACAAATCTTCCGTATTGTCAGGAATATTTAGTCCAGAGATCCTATCCAGTATCTCTGAGCTTTCTGGAGCCCGTGAGACGCCAATAGCCTCCATAATTGGGTCTAGGTCTATGCTGGGTATATCGGCGCTCTGAGAGCCCTTGACGGCCTCGTAGAGACCATCGAGTTTGTTGCTCAAAGTGCGGATCGCATCCGAATAATCTTTTTGTTTGGTTGCTCGCTTTAAATGCTTTGGCGCAGCATCCCAGATAGTCGATGGCGCAGGGAACGCAGGTATCGAAGCCTGAACAGTGCGCTTGATGTCCTTCTCAGACAATGATCCGGCAATATCTGCCGCAACGCGCCCGTCATCACCGAACGTAAATCGACCGGCAACTTCATCCGCAATTTCTGTGGAGTCTACGTCTACAGTCCCAATCTCAGCCGCCGTGGCCGAAGCAATGCCTGCCGTTGTCATTGAAGGCTCTGCGAACTGAGTAGCAACCGCCGCCGCTAACTGGTTGTAATCAATGGTGACGTTACTCTTAATACCGAGGGCAGATACCGTCGCAGGGTACACCGGCGATCCATCCGTAAAGTAATACGGGGTAGCGTAATCATCTGAATACAAGATCCCCGTTACCGCAACAATGCGAGGGTCGTATATCAGCTTCCAGTTGTTAATTAAAAAGTAAGTATCGCCA